TTAGTTGTCCTTTTTCATTTGCGCAATTGTCTGAACCACTTTGTCGTATCCCACCATGGCGCAGATCCATGACAGCGCCACAAGGCAGATCGCATACACGATCACCTCTGGCGTTGCTGGTGTATGTGTCAGGACACAATAGCCGATGCTGACACCTACACCTACAACAACTGCAACAATTCCGGCAAGGATATTTTTACTATACTTGGCATTTTCTGGCATCATCTGCTTTACCGCCTCAGTCGCCAGAGTTGTCAGCGCTGACGTGATAGTCAGCAGAGCAAAGACTGTTTGCATATCATTGGTCTCCTTTCTTAAGTTTGAAAACTTTGATAATGGCGCAGGCCAAAACCTCACCACCAAAAGCGGAAAAGAAGCACGTCGTCAGGGTGCTGAGCTCCATCCCGGTCTTGATCGCGATGATCTGGGAGACAACGGTGTACACGATCAGCGCCATAAAGGAAAACAAAATAAATACTGTTAAGGACCTCATTCTCCTGCGTTTCATAAAAAATCATGATCCTCTTCGCATTTGCGGTATGTTCTTTTGATGTTCTCAATGGCTTCCGTCGCTACGCTGTTTCTAAATTGTGGATGCTCCGCACAGTATTTTTCATAATCCGAGCAGTCGATCAGTATGGTGTCAAACATGCTTTTGCTGTGATGCACATTATTAAGCAGCTCATCATTGAAACGGATCACCCTTGATCGGCATGCCTTGGCCTCACTCTGCAGCCTGTCCTCACGTTCATTGCGAAGATCGGCAATGATCTTGGACATCATCTGTTTGATGGATGTGTTTCCTGTCAGTTTATCGATCAGTGCTTTGACAAGGTCACGAAACCATGGTGCAGCCATGGCCGCCAGCAGAAGCGTGATGAAGTCATCATGCGGGTTCCAGCTCACTTGCCGCCTCCGCTGCCGATCGGCCAGTCATTAGGGTAAAGATAATGCAGCGCACATACTCCGTCTGATTCTAGCGGGCAGTCACATCTGTGAAAGATGTCGCGGTGCTCTGCACAGTAATATGCAATATCCTTGGCACACTGGGCGATGTGCTCACGTTGCTTGATGTTAACCGGCATTTCCATTACTTCACCCTGATCTTCCATCCTGCAACAATGTAGTTCGGATTTTTGATGCCACTGTTCAGCAGCATGATGTTCCGCACTGTCGTTCTATTACGGATAGCGATTGCAGACAGCGTGTCGCCGGATCTGACAGTATAGTACACAGCTGCAGGCTTTGCGGAAGCTGTCTTGCCATTGATAACTTTCATTACCTCATCATATCGATTACCAAGAACCGTTTTTCTCAGATCGCCATTGCCATATTTACCCTGCCAAACCTCAGCTGCAAGAGTGGATGCAGATGATTTTGCAATGTGGTTGATTACATCCATCACCTCATCATATCTGCTGCCAAGTGCCGCTTTTCTAGCGTCACCATTGCCATATGCACCCTGCATGGTTCTGGCTACCAGGCCGATTGTAGATCCGGTCGGTGCATGGGCCGCCTGCTGTTCAGTTTTGGCTGGGATGTTAGTATTTGCTTTAGCCGTTCCACTGCCAGTGGCAAACTTAGCCCATCCATCTTTGGTCATATATCCAACATCAAGATCAAGCTTACCGCCACTGTTGCTATACTGATGGATGGCTGGATATCCCCAAGCACCCCAGCGGTAACGGTCTGTTTTAGGGCTGTCAGCTGTCGCACCGGCAATATAGCCTGCGCCCCATAAGGCGTAGTTTTTGGAGATTGCCGACCAGTCATGCATTGTTGTTACGAATGCAGACATATAAAGCATCGGCCTGGATCCGGTCAGCCTATATACCTCATCCAACCATCCCAGGCACCAAGACACCGCCTGAGCAGTGCCGTATTTGGGATTGCTAGTTGCTTCCCAGTCAAGCACTAGAATCGCTTTGCCGATATACCCCTTGATATTGGACACGAAAAAAGCGGCTTCCTGTTTCGGATCACCACCGTCTGAGTAATGATATACACCAACCTGTCTGCCAAGCTTTAACGCCTGCTGGTACTGAGCATCACAGGAAGGTGATACATAAGTTGTCCCTTCCGTGGCTTTAACAATCACGAAGTCTTTATTATCAGACGCCGTTTCAAAGTTTATCCCGCGCTGGTAATTTGATACATCAATTCCTTTTAATGTCATTTACTTACCATCCTCTTCTTCGACAGCAGTTTTGATTTCTTCAAACTCATCATTTGTAAGCTTTGGGTACAGATCGTAGATCTCATCCCAGCTCATGCCTTCAGCAAGTCTACGTTTACAAGCGGTGATCATCATCCTCTTCAAGTAAGTTTTCATTACTCATCACCTCCGTATGTCAGTTCTGCGAGTGTATCGACAATATCGCCAATGGTCATTTCAGAAGAGAAGAGACTGTTAAGCTTTTTCTGCTGCTCTTCAGCCTCTTCTTTTTCTGCTTTGCGTTTTGCCAATTCATCGTCTGAGTACGGATGATACCGCTGGATTGTTTCTTTATCGTAGTAAGCTTCTTTTGCTTCCTGTCCCGGTACGTCAATAACCCACTCAACATCCTTCCCACCATTAGGGTATTCCGTAACTGTCTTGTAATGCCCCTGCTCTTCTACAAATTCCTGAGCCGGATGATACGTTGAGTTGATCTCTTCCTGAGTAACATAGCCTTTCTCCGGATCATAAGATTCAAGCTCATTACCTTTTTCGTCTAGAATTCTCATGCTATCACCTTTCCTTATGCTGTGCGCTTCCAGGCATAAACAACCAAATATGGCGGCATGTTGTTATGTGCAGATCCATCTCCTGAATATTTCGTTTGTTGATCTGGCATCCCTCCTCCTGCTCTTTGAAAATTTCCCGTGATGCTTGATGCAATTTCGCCACCACTAGCCACCCATCCAATGGTTTGCCCTGGTATTTTGTGCGAGTGATATGGCATCTCTGCAACACTCAGGGTGTGCGTCGCCTCGCCACCTGTTGCTCCTGCTGAATATGAATCACCTGCGCCCAGTAAGAACCGATCTTTTATCTGCTCCCACGAACCGCCGAAAAGTGATGCAGGAGAGGTGCTGTACATGCTCATATAGATTGCCCCTATCGGATATGCAGTAATCATAGCTCCCACTACTTGTTCATCAGTGCCACCAGTTGGTGTGATTTCTGAAAAATCAGTTTCATGATAAAAAACCGCATTAGGATCATGATCTACTGTATAGAAACCAGTCCAATAGGCCCAAGGCAGATAAACCCAAACGGTTGCATCAGCATCACTTGTTGCTAATATCTTTGCAGTAGCATTAGGAGCGTTAGACAATTCAACAGTACACCTATATGCGCTAGTTGCACTGCGTGTAGACTGCCATCTATCTTTGATCATTATTTTTATATAAGAATTCCCATCGCCTGAGTAAACTGTGAATATCACATTTTCGGAATCATCCGTATGTATTCTTCCCAGCTTATACCATCCGGCTTTCCCATATGCGGTACCCATAGGGTAAGATTTTGACAAATTTTTAAACGCATATCCATTCACCTGAATATCATCTTTGCCGAGCCATAATGTCGGAACACCAGCGCCAAGGTTAACCGTGACACTTGCACTCTGCTCAAAGCTGTCAGTTACTTTGATCACAGCTGTATACGATCTTGTGTAATAGAGATCGGTATAAGACTGCGTAAAATTCCAGCTTCCGTCTTTGATCGTGGATGATGGCGTAACAGCAGATAATCCGCTGCGTGTTAACGAGATCGTGACAGTGTTACTGAGCGTATTGGCATATGTTCCTGATGCTACACATGACCCGTTAGAGCTTGTCTCACTTGTGCGGGTCAGCGTTGCAATGCCAATGGTCGGATATTTGTAGTTATAGAAAGGTTGGCTAACCGTAGCACTCGTTGACTGGCCACGGGAATCAGTGACTGTAAACACATAACCGCCGGATGTCAAAGAAGATATACTGCCTGTGTACTTGCCGCTGGATTCAGTTAATGTCTTAGACTGACCGCCGTTTGTGCACGTAACGGATTTGATACTTGCACCATCCTTTGATGCCGCTGTTACACTAAGAGCCTTAGTCGAAAGCAGTGCCATGGTAATGCTTGTGCCCTTGGCTGATACTTTGTCATTGCACTCGGTGACTGTCAGGCCTGACAGCGTTGGTTTAGACGATGATCCTACAGTCAAGGTAAAGCCAACCGTCTTTGTGCCAATATTGGTTGAGCCGTTATAGGTCACACATGTGATCGTGCCTGAACCTGACATGGCGTTTGGAATCTGAGACAGCAAAGACTTTGCCGGTGTCCAGGTTGTAGAGTCTGTAACACCTGTTGCAATCGTTCCGGATGCCGAACCAAAAGAATAACTGATCGTATGGGTAAAGCCGGAAAATTTGCGGTTCGTATAAATCGTAAACTTATTACTGCCATTGCATTCAATCGACACAGCAGATAGTGAAGGCTGTGATGCTCTGGCGATTGTTGTAAGGCCTAATGTCGATGTCCCTGACTGTGCTGCATTCCATACAATGTTCCAGTTTCTCTGGTCAGTGCCAGTACGCATACGAATATACACATCGACTGACTTTGAGCCATCACCGTTATGACCTACTGTGAATGAACCAGACCCTGATGACAACGCTGTGCCATTACTGGAACCGGACTTCAAAGGAACAGTAATTGTCGCTCTAACAACATTGTCAACAACCAGATCCATGTATCCTGCATTAGGTCTAGTCGTTCCTGTGAATCCATACGATGTGTTGTATGTCGCAGACATTGAATAATTCAGCGTTGAATAATTACCGGCGACATTTGTGCTAGCTTCAGACACCGTAGCGCTGATACCACACTGCCATCTTGTATCCCGAGCAATACCCGAATTTACTGATACTGTTACTGACATTACTTAACATCTCCTATCCAGAAGAACGCTGTGCCTTCAACGCCATCTCTTTTCTGCATTTCAACTCTGTGAGCACCAACCATGAAGAAGTCGCTGACTGCTACGTTGGTAATATGAGTATCATCTTTGGTAAATTTTGCCACCTCAGATCCGCCTACCATCAGATGCATACCATCGGACTGCGTGACAGTTTCGTTTCCGTTTGCCGCTTTAACATGAGCGCCAGTAGAGTCTGCATAGAAGACCTGTTTGATGCTCTGCAAGCCTGACGATGCGCCATTAGCTATCTGCGTTGCATTATCGGCAGCTGTCTGTGCACTGCTGGCTGCTGCCTGTGCGGCTTTCGCTACCTCGGCTACATTCGAAGCCGCCTGAGACGCATCACGCGCTGTGGATGCCGCACTATCCGCATGTGCAAGTGCTGTATCAGCGGTGCTTTTTGCACTGGATGCAGTATTCTGCGCATCGTTAGCCGTCGTCTGAGCGTTGGATGCTGTAGAGGACGCACTGTTAGCGGCTTCCTGCGCAGTGGTCGCATTTGATACTGCATTTGTTTTAGCCGCATCATAATAACCATTGGCAGTAGGAGTATATTTCGTCGTACCGTCAGAGTATATTGTCTTGAGCCTGCGCCAATAGTATTTGCCAGATGACCAAGTCTGAATGGTACTTGACCATGAGCCGCCAGCAAGGCTGGTTGAAGAAGTTGACAGATACCACTCATCCACAGTTGAAGCAACTGAAGTGCCGGTTGCTCCCTTTGCGCCAGTATCGCCCTTATCACCCTTTAGTCTTGCCCAGACATACGCGCTGTAATTTGTACTGTCTGCCTGTGCATAGTCAGTATATGTTCCGACATATAGCGCTCCGGGGAAGTAATTAACATTAAAATTCGTCTTTCCGTCAGCTGAGTTGGCATATGCCATGTGCAGATAAGGTGTCTTTCCATCAGCTCCTGCTTTACCAGGAATACCCTGATCGCCTTTAGGACCCTGAGGGCCAGTTGCACCTTTTGCACCAGTATCACCCTTTTCTCCTTTGATCAGAGTCCATTTATAGGAAGAAGGAGATGTACTGTCAGTGCTTGTATGGTCAGCATACATTCCAATGTAGGTCTTACCTGCACTGTCTGAAACGCTGAAGCCTGTTGATCCATCTGCACTTGTTGCGTAAGCAATGTGGGTATATGCTGAAGCACCTGTAGCTCCGGTTTTGCCCTGAGGGCCTTGGATACCTTGGTCTCCCTTAGGACCTTGTAACCCTTGAAGGCCTCGCGGTCCAGTAGCTCCTTTTGCGCCGGTTGCACCGCTTATGCACGTTGTAACAACAGACGATGTGCCATCGTTCTTTGTTGTCGTGGTTCTCTGCCACATGTAATATCCGTCTTTCCATTCTGGCGCGGTTGTATCCCACCCGGATGTTGGTGCGGTTGTTGAGGACTGATTCTGAGCAAATTCTATCTTGATTGATTTGACTGCACCGGTGATACTTTCCGACACATCATCATCAAACGAACCAGCAACGATTGTGCCACCTTTGATCAGGTTTCCATTCAATGTGCCAGTGTCAATCCAATCAGCATTGAAATGTCCATCTATTGTCCAGGCAGTCTTGAACGGACCGTTGTACCCGGATGTGCTGAAACCTATGCCGTTTTCATTGATACGAATAACGTTCTTCGCCGTCGCTTTATCTTCCGTGTCCATGACAATTATCTCATTCGGTTCACCATCGGCATTCGTTCCAATAACCACATGACCGCCTAAACCACCCTGGATCAGCTTGGTGGCAGTAGAGATAGCGGCTTCCAGGAAAGAACTGGATTGTTTTACCATCCCGGATACTGTGCCGCTAACCCCCAGAGACTGCTTGATCGCATCAGCCATGGATGACTTAGCATCTCCCAGCTCGATACTGTCGTAGCGCTCCATTAAGGTGTCATACGTTGTCTTGATCACCTTTGCAGATGCAGTGACGCCAAGCTTAGGATAATTGACATGCACTGTATCACAGAGGCTTACCCGTTCCAGTGGAGCAATTTCCTTGTACTCCTCAGTCTGCCACAAAGCCACAAAGCTTACTGTCAGGTTAACCTTTGGTGTGCCCAGACTGTTATCTGTGATGTACTTCGCCGCCCTGGTATTCAGCTGATCAACTGTAGGAGCCTCCTGAAAATCGGAGGATGCATCATAAATAAAAATCCGCTCGTGCGGATAATTACTATGATTCTCAATGTACTGGATGTTACCATTGACCACACTGCCATCATTGGATGGCTTCCAGTATGCGATGCACCCAGTATAGAGTTCTTCTATTGACTCATCCTGTTTGAGATCAGTGAGGTTCTTACCGTACTCAATCGTCACACCGCTGTCAGTGCCGCGATGCAGATGTGACTTTACCATCCACCTATCCCACTCAAACTCGCCACCGAAAGTATCAAGAATACTGCCATCCATACCGCCAAGGCAGGCTCTCGCACTCTGCGGCACTGTAACGCTGTACGGAGATGTGCCATTGGAAATGTCCGTCCAAAATGTAAACGGGCAATCCACCATGGCATTTGACTTGATCCCTGCCAGTGCTGCATTGATACCCGTAGCCGTGAATGGCTTAACAGGTATGCCAGATAGCAGATAGCTGACATGCTCAGCATTGACAGTGATCGTACCAGACAACGGTTTACTGATGGAATAGATCTTAAATGGCTGTGCCTGTGCCGTATCACTCGGCTTTGCCAGCACAATTCTGCCTACTGTGATCTCATCAAACAGCTTTCCGCTTTCCGGGTATTCCAGTTCCAGCTCATAAGAGCCATTTCGCTCTTCCGTCACCTTGCAGCTGGTCGCATCCGCAAGTTCACCGATACCCAAGCTGGTGAACTCTGCCTCATTTGTTTCATAAAGTCTAGGTATCATATCGTGAACCACCTCGGAGTGATCTCTACCTTTGTTACATTGCCACTCATGGTAATGCCTGTGTCACCATTCGCTTTAAGTACAGGCCAGTCAGTCAGGGTAACAAGGCTTCCTCGGTTTTCCGTTCCCTCATAGGCAAGATGCAGATCACAGTCCAGATCGATGTATGATGCTGCACCTTTGGCAATAGTTACCGTTTCTGATCCGACACCTACTGTTCCTGATCCGGTGCAGTAGATCCTGATCAGAGGCTTAGCAGCCTGGTATGTCGGATTGTGGAGAGTGGCTGTACTGCCTGAGCTGACAGTTGTTACTATCTCACCAGATTTCAAGAAATGCTGTGGTTTGCAGTCGAATTTCATGTCAAATTTTGCATACCGCGGCCCATCTCCCGCATCTTTGATCTCCGGATCGATACCTTCAGTAAATCTTGCCAGCCTGAAGTATTCAGAATCCATATTGTCTTCCAGACGATAATACGTATCCTGATGCGATAAAAGAAAATCAGTGAAGCTGTTAAAAGCCTTACTGAATTTTTCTGCACTTGCTCGCCACAATTTACATCCGTATGTAATTGTTATGTTCTGATATCTTCCATTGTCATAGGTCAGCTCACCATTTCTCCCAGGGACGCTCGTTGTGTCAGTATCGCGTTCCGGTCTCTTATACGAATCAACATTTGTAAGGTCAATATCAAAATCAAGGGAGCTTTGACCATCAAATACAATGTATCGCTTTATTCTTTTCATCAATAAGCTTCCTCTCTACGCAATCTCCGATTGAGTTCGTCAATTGCATAATTAGCAATCTTCTTTTCATCCATACCTTTGGATGGATAAACATTAACTGTCACCGTAGTTACATTTCCTGCATCTGCCACTGCCTCTTTGATATCTTCTTTGAGGTGCTTTTCGCCAGTAAGCACTTCTGCGCCGGTTTCTCCTGCGCCCAGGTATGTATTCCCGCTTCTGCCGAAAATAGTCGGCTTGTCAAATATAGCTGCCTTGTTCATTGCAGTTCCATACCAACTCTGGCTTACCGTCGGAACTGTCCCTGATTTGGCATCAAATTTGCCGTGCATGCTGAAATGTGGCACAGCGACATGCTGATTGAAAGAGAACTTTGTATTGCTGAATGCACTCTTGATCTTGCCGATCTCACGCTCGACATCTCCACGCGCAGATGAAACTTTTTTAGAAATGTCACCGATACTGCTGAATTCATTGACAAATGGCGTGACAGCCTTGCCAGTGTTGTCCATGGCTGACTTGATCTGATCCAGCGAACTCTTGATAGAACTTGATTCAGATTTTGTCGTGCTCGATGCAGTCTGCATGGCAGATCCCATCTCGCTCGCACCAGTTTTGAACGAATTCACTGTCGTGGACATCCCAGATGAAACCGTACTGTTAACGCCAGACATCATGCTAGTAGCAGATGATATGACATTAGATGATGATGTCTTGAATGCACTGGACAGCGCATTCAGCGCATCAGATGCCTTGCTCTTTAACGCACCCATGCCGCTAGATACGATGTCAATGCTGCCCTCCATCGTTTTCAAATCACCAGACGTTTTCTTTGCGTTTTTGCTGATCGAAGACATTTCTGATTTGACCAGCACAAGGGATGCACTGAGTGCGACTGCACCAGCTGCGGCAACAGTTGCACCACCGCCGAACAGTGTCAGTCCACCAGCCGCCAGTGTTGCGCCGCCGGCCATCAATGTAATTCCACCCGCGGCAGCAGTAGCTGCCGGACCAAGGATCAGAAATGCAGTGCCCGATGTAGTTGCGCCAACCGCCAGCATCGGCAGTGATGCAGAAAGCATAGGCACAGACAGGCCCATCAATGCCAGTCCGCCAGATGCAAGTGTTGCACCGCCAGCCATTACAGTGAATCCAGCGCCGGCCACCGTTGCACCAGCACCAGCCGCCAATAGTCCTGGAGCTAATACCAATGCGCCGGCACCCGCCGCTACAGCGGCACCGGCAAACGCCACCATAGACCCAGACAGTGCGAGTATTGCCACAGACGCCTGTGTCCCATATGTTGATATTGTCGGCAGCTGTCCTGCCAGCATCGTCATTCCTGCAGATGCCGCAAGGGCACCGGTTCCGACCAGTGCCACGCCAGCACCGAATGCAACAAGCCCTACTGCACCAGCTGTAAGTGCAGGAGCCAATGCTGCAGCGCCAACAGCCAATCCAGCCAATCCGCCAACCATGGCAACCATTGCCACAGCAGCACCCGGGCCGGCAGCCGCAACCTGGACAGCTGCATCAGCAATCAGTTTAATGCCTACACCTGCCAGTGCAATGCCGCCGCCAAGTGCAATGAATCCAAGTGCATTCTTTGTCAGTGTTCCAACGCCGCCTGCAGCTGTAGATGATGAGCTGCCAAGTGTGCTGGCGGACGAGGAAAGGCTGGAAGACGCCTTTGCAGCACCGCTGAATTTACCGATCAGACCGTCTACGCCAGAAACAAGATTTCCAACATTCGTTACTGTCTTGCCCAGAAATGAAGTGACAGGTCCAGCCACAGCAAGAACGCCAGCCACAGTAACTATTGTCTTCTGTGTGCCAGCATCAAGTTTTCCCCACCAATTAGAAAAGTCTTTTATCTTTTCAGTCAGTGAATCAACCATCGGTACAATAACAGGCAAAACTGCACTGCCAAGCTGTATGGCTGCGTTAGTAGCCTCATTCTTCATTTTTTCAAACGAAGTTGAGGCTGTCCCCTCCATTTTACTGAAAGCATCTTCCGTAGTTCCGGCAGAATTGCCCATTGCCTGTACAGCACTATTGAAATCATCAGCATGTTGTGTCAGCGTAGCTGCCGCCTTGCCAGCTTCCTGAGATCCGAACATATCCATGATTGATACGCCGGATTCTTCTGCTGACTGTTGCAGAATTCCGAGGACATCTGTCAGTGACATGCCGCTCTGCATTAACTCCTGGAAGGATTTGCCAGTTTTAGCCTGCAATGCATCTGCTGCCGTTGATCCAGCTTTTCCAAGCTCATTCAGCATGGAGTTGATATAAGTGCCGGATTCTGCTGTAGCAATACCATTTTTGGTCGTTGCAACATACGCTGCTGACAGCTGATCAATGTTTACACCATAAGCCGCTGCAGTCGGAATGACTTTGCCCATGCTGGCACCAAGTTCAGCAACCGTAGTTTTACCTAGATTCTGTGTCGTGATCAGCTTATCAGATATCGAGCCTACCTGATCCGCTGACATCCCGTAAGCATTCAGAGCAGTTGTAAGCGTGTCAGTAGCCGTATTCATATCGGTGAATCCGGCCTTTGCCAGTTTTGTGGCACTTGCTACAAAGTTGACTGCATCTCCTGTTGACTGACCCGCTGATATTGCGCTGTAAGTTGCACTGGCAATCTGAGACGCTGAAACGCCTGTCTGATCTGACAGATTAATGATCTGCTGACGCAGTTCACTAATTGGCACTTGTGACGTATCTGCAATAGTAGAAACCTGTGCCATTGCGCTGTCAAAATCAGATGCGGCTTTAACACTTACAGCACCGATCGCACCAAGTGGAGCCGAAATGGCTGCTGACATTACTTTTCCAGCAGATGACAGCTTACCGCCAGCGCTTGACATGGAACTGCCAAGTGAAGTTACCAGATTTCCACCGGCGCTTTTGCCAGCCTTGGAACCAGCCGCCTTGGCTGCTGGGCCTAAGGCTTCTTCAAGCTTGCCCTGTATGCCTTCAGCAGACGGTAAAATCTGCACATACGCAGTAGCTATTGTTCCTTTTTCTTCAGCCATCCTGTGTCAGCTCCTTCCATGCTTTATCGAAATCCTCACCGGTATCAAATTTAACCAGATCATCACCAGGCTTCTTTTCACCATGAATGATTCTACTGGAAATAAATTCCGGCTTCTTCGCATGCTTACCGGCATGCTGGTATATCAACTCCTGCAGATCATCATGAATGTAAGCAAGCAGGCTGTCGGTCAGATCGGCCTTCACGCCTGCTGCATACATACATGAACGTGAATATGGGCGCAGTCCTGCTGCCAGCTGCGCGGCTGTTTTCAACGGCAGACTGTGCCAGTCATAGATGTGGTAGTATTCCGCAAAATCAGAAACCAGCGCAGTCTCGTTATCAACGTAATACTGCGCCAGTATCATCAGTTTTTTGCAGAGTTGCTCTCATTCGCAACCAGCTGACATATCTCTGTTAGTGTGGTTGCCATGGCCGTTGTTGTGGCCTTGCCGTCTGTTTTCTTCAGATGCTCGATCAGCTTTTTCTTCTGATCGGTGCCTAGCAGACCATCCAGCACAGCTGGGAGATATAAGCCATTTTTCAGCCATTTAGTGTAGGCCTCGAAGAACTCATAATCTTCAAACGCGGACGGATCAACGTCAAATTCAAATCCGTTTGTAGTCTTTCCCTTCATCAAGCTGCCTCCATTGTTTTCTTAATATATTCATAATGGGAATTACCAGATTCATCTGGCATCGCTGTGATTGTGATGTTATAACCGGCAGGGTCTCCATCTGTATAGCTGATATCATCCATATCTGTGATAACGCCATCAGGAATTACTACCCTTTTGGCAACATTGCCACGCATGATCATGTCGATGACCCATGCACCATGTTCGCTGTCGTCATTGTTTGATTTTACCGTAATGCCATCTGCAAGTGTTCCAGATACATTGCTGGAGTTATAAACAGCCTTAAGAACATCCGGGTTTAATGCCTCAATCAGATTGAAACTGAATGTATCCTCTTTGCCATTGTTAATTACAAGGACAGTATCGCCACCCCATGCCTTGACTTTGTCTGTGTCCGGTGCATTTGAATTTGTTACGCCATCATCACCTGCATAGCCCATGCATAAAAATGCCTCATCAAGCGCAGTTGATGCATCTGTAGGAAGCGTAGAACCAATTGGCGCTCTGAAAATCGAACCGGTTTTCTTCGGTTTGCCTGTTGTTACATTAGAAACAGTATTACCCATATCTTTAGTCCTCCATGTAAGTAATCAAAAACACCGCCTGCTGACGGTGTTCCTTTGTTGTTGTATTTGTCCAGTTCGTATCACTGTTCAGTGATACCCCTGAGATGTTAGTGACCGTATCGAAGCTCTCCATTGCATGCCGTACTTCTTCATCAAGCTTCAGTGATTCATAAAGCGTTGGAGCTATAGATCTGATCGCAATTGTTGCCATACTGATGTGATTCTTCTCAGACAAGCCTGTTTTCTCGAAAACAATATATTTTTCCGGTTTACTCGCAGGCACTTCGCCATAGACTTCTGCATCAGTGATCTGAGACTTCAGATATTGAAGCAGTTTAACTTCGATCATTTCATATGCACCGCCTTCAGCAATGTGTTCTGTTCCATGTCTTCTTCAGATACTTTCTGTCTGACATAGACTTTCGCTCTTTCTGCAAATTCACCCTGCGTGACTTTACAATGTCCTGCTTCAGACGCAATCGCTTTTGCCTGTTCATTGAGTACAGCTTTGATACCGTCGCTTTTCAGCAAATCTCTGATACCAGAACTGTTCAGTTTTACCTCTACTTCTACATTGCTCATCCAAAACGCTCCAATCTGATCTGCTTATTCCATGCCAATGGAATATTCTCTTCTATTCCTGCAGTTGGATAACCAATCACTCGATAGGTTCCAGCAAATGGTTCAGGCAGCGTTACTGTCCCGTCTTCCCATTTGTTTGTATCACCTTTTGGAATCGCAAGAAGATAGGATAAATGTTTGCCGTATAAATTCAGCGTTTCCACTATCTGCTCTGTTGATGGTGATCCAACAAGAACATTTTCCACCGTTACATCTTTTGAAGAAATAACAGGATTGCCGAGAGGGTCAGGCTCACCTTCAACCCGTTCGTGCAGAATAACAGTTATCCCCTTAATCATCAGCTATATCCTCCAGCGGTGAATGTGATCCAATACGGTTGCCAACACCTAGAATGCGTTTTTCCAGAGATGTCAGATACAGTTCACCGGAGGATCCGGTTCCATATGTCCATGACTGGGAATATCCAAGAGCTCCGATAGAAGCCTGTGTTGCCCCAATCGGCAGAGATGCATTAGCGCCGTCACCTTCACCAACCGCACGCCGAATCATCCGACATGTCACGACCTTTTTAACATCGGCAGATGCATCAACATTGTATGCGTCAATGATGACACCAGCCTCACTGATCAGCGCGGTTGCTTTGCTGATTTCTGCCTCAGAAAGATCCCGGAAACCATTTTTAACATCATCGATAGTCGCATAATCTGCCATAATCAATCACTCTGCCTTCTTTGTCGTTTTTCTCTTTGTCACCGGTTTTTTCTCCGACACTTCCGGTTCCTCTTCAGTAACAGCCGAAAATCCGAGCTTCTTATATTCTTCAACTCTGTTGTCTGCGACAAGCGCTTTAGTGCCGGATCCGTTTGTCATCAGCGTACTCATATTACGCCGATGCCTTATTCACAAGTCTGGTGAATACAGTCTTATCGCATCTGAAGCCGATCTCGATTTCATAACGGACAGCAAACATGTTTCTCTGCCACAGGTTGATTGTGACGTCTTTGGAGCCGTCATTGTAAGTCAGGGATGCCTGATCAGATACAGACGCCTGCATGCCCGCTACTGTTCCGTAAACAGCCTGTGTCCAGTCACCAGCAAAGCCAAGTGTTGCAGGTGTTGTTGCTACGTAAGCACCTTTAGACTGCAGTGTATTTACACCGAGGATCATCGGTACTGCGCCTTCAGCAACGTTGTTGATAAACAGCGGGCGGCCATTCTTATCTACAGCCTTGAGCAGAATTGCTCTGGCCTTAGGAGAAAGAACGATGCCATTGGTAATGCCGTCATGCTCTGCGATGTCTGCATCAGCATCAACCAGGCCGGTATATGTATCTGTTTCGATGTCATAACCCGTGCAGTCCTTCAGTGTATCGAAGTTCTCGCCAGGTACCGTCTTTGAACCAAATACAGTAGCATCAAAAGCCTTGGCAAGTGCCAGAGGCAGTCTGGATACCATGACATTGTAAAGAGATTCAGCCTGTTCCTTGAACTGGTTGGAGAACGGCATGATTACTGCCAGTGTATAAGGTGTGATATCCTTTGTCGCAAGAGCGCCCTTCTTTACCGGCTTATCAGTAGCCTCGTTTACCCATTCCGGTTCCGGATCGGCTGTAATTACCGGCACTGTCTCGCCTCTTGCCGGGAGTGTGATCTGTCTTGCCAGCTGCATTACTGCAGACTGTTCCTGTGTCTTCTGAATAATCTCTGTAGAAATATCCTTCGGAAGAGAAATAGAGCTTGTAGATGTAAAATTGTCTGCCATGTTAAATATCCTCCATTAATGTTTCAATGACTGATTAAACCAGTCAGCAAACTGCTGGGCAGCGGATTTTGAAGAAGTATGCTGTACTTCTCCGCTGTCACTGACGTTCGGATATGACTGTGGTTTTGCAAATTCAAGGATAGCTTTGGCCTGTGCTGTACATGTCTCCTCATCATCTGCAGTCAGAAGATTTGCCGGCACACCAGTATCAGCAGATACCTTTTCTCTGATCTGCCTCAGATTCTCAGCCTTTGTCATCGCGTCAACCTGCTGCTGCAGCTTAGCAACCTTCTCTGTTGCTTTCTGCAGTTCGGTCTTATTCGCTTCCTGGGCTTCATCGTACTTCTGTGCCTTTTCCTTCATTTCATCATATCCAGAATACTTTTCCCGTTCCCGTGCAAGCCGATCGCCAATCATTCGATTGACTTCATCCTGTGTGAACGTCTTTTCCGGCTCTGCAGCCGTCTGTGATTCATTTCCCGTTTCCGGTGCTTTGGTTGTTTCGTCAGCCATTTTATTTCCTCCTATGAGTGCTGGTTAACCTCGTTTTAATGGCACGAGTTGCCATGAAAAAAGCGGTCATCGCTGATCGCCTTATCCACCTTATTCGTTTGTGACAATCACTTCATGGGAAACCGTAATTGTCGGAAAGCCAAGCCCATCGCCAATATTTACCTGAATAGTCACCCCATTCTCCGCAACAATTCCGCCTTTATATGCAATTTCGTCGGCATGATTAGCTAAATATTGCCCGCACAAACGGATTAAATCCGCTTCTTTTTTACCGAACGGTTCAAACTCTTGGTTATCTATCTCCATCGGCTCCTCCATCAAAAAAGCACCCGAAGGTGCTTATTCAACTTTGTCTCCTTTTTCGTAAGCAATAATTGCCTGATGTAAGCTCATTTTATTTGCTCCGCCTGTCATATCAGGTTTGTCCTTCTGTATTGGGTCATTTTGCCATCCGCATACCGGGCAAATGTCATACTCAAACAAAATTGTTTTGCCACAAACAGGGCATTTATTTGTTTCGTTCATGTTCATCCTCCCAATAACTTTCACCTTTTTCAGGCTTGAAATACGTTCTTATCGATCCATCCGGATTAATAACAATAAATTCATTTGTTGCTTTATCATATTTGGCAATGCTGTTATCAGACCTAACCATCTCTGAAACACTTCTTGAAAGAGGTCTGTTTTTCATTTCTTCAGCACGTCTCAAATATTCTTCCTTGCTTATATCTTCTTCAAATTCATTTTTATGTTTTTTATAGTGATTGTCAACAACAACATCATCAGCAAATGAGCCCGGTTTTTTCTGACTTGATAATCGATATAGTTCTCTCCTGATCGCGTTGATATCTCCGCCATTTCTGTCATATATCCGCCGATATACTTTAGGGTCATACCCTTCAACATTCGTTTCCTTATCAAACCGGATCGCGAACGTACAATCGCAATTGTTATGAATATGCTGTGCGTGGTTTCCGTTTAACTGAGCCCTGGATGCCGGCTGCCAGCCATTCGATGCCAGCGTCAAACAAAAAGCACAGGTGTCTCCGCTGGGCACCCATGCCCATTCTGCTCTATCTCTGATAGCATTCTTCATGACTGTATCAGCACCGCACTGCCTGACTAATCGGCTGACCCTTTGCGGTATCTCGCTTGTTCGGTTTTGTGCTTCAGCGCTATACAAGGCATTTTTTACATCACGCTCTGATGCTGGATCAGCCACTTCAGCATAAGGAATCTTCCTGGCTGATTTGCTGTTTTCCATGTAGTACTCAGCAATACTGTCATACATGTCTGCAGCCAGCGCACCGGAAGCCTCACCGTATTTTGTTGATACAGCATATGCATACTGGACCATCTCATCATCAATCTGGAAACCATGCGCCTCAGCATATTTCTGCATTAAATCGGCGGCTTTGCTGTCGATCTGCCTGAGCTTGTCCTTGTACTGCTTCCATGCAGCGGCTGGTATCGTATATCCCATTGCTTCACCACCTCATCGCTGCATTCTTGTCATCAATGTAGATGTCCGCGAATATCTTCCTGCTGTCATGTCCCATTCTCCTGATTCCTTCCGGGCAATTCTGATTCACATAGTTTGGTCTGAAACCATTTGTCATGCAGAACTGCAGTGCATCACGCAGACGGATTCCTTCGCGGCATGTCCAGAGAATCACTGTATCACCAGATCGCTGCCGTGCAGTCAGGAATGCCAGAAGCTGTCTGTTGAATTTACCGTCAGCTACCTGAATCGTTCCATCAAAATCACATGCTATTATCATTGGCCTGATCGCTATTACCAGATGGGCTGTTTTCATCTGTCTGAATTTCATTCAACAGAACATTTGTACCTCTTGTCTTTCGCTCCTGTGCCTTGATTCGACGGATATCGGCCTGATCAAAGCCAACCATTTCAAGGAAGATATCTGTATTAGAAAAATCAGGACGACACGAGGCAATCTTGACAGCCGCATCAGCTGTTGAGGCAATGGATGGCATTGCCGGATTTTTGAAGTGTGGAATCACATCATTCTCATCGTCTGTCAGCTCATCCAGCGTCACATTTCTGGCAATAGCCTCTGCCATCTTTGCAATCATCGTCAATGAATCACCATTGCTGGCATTCAGCTGCTCAGCCATTGTGATCAGTGACTGCGTCTGTGCAATGATGGCATCACTGGATGTAGGATTCGCATCATTGATTACGCCAGTATCTGTAACAGACAGACCTGTGGCAGCGCTGAACTGCGTTGCGAGTACACGCATCATATCAACCTGTGGCTGAATGCTCTGCTGAGCCAGCTGCCCGAAGTTTGGAACCGCTCCTGTATCCGGGTTCGTGGTAGTCATAAGCATTGAACCGATGTAACTCTTAAATTTCTGGCTGATCATTGCATCGTACTGTTCATCAGTGATGCCCAACAGATACTTCTGCGGAGCCGCTGCAAATTCAAGGCCGATAGTTGCCAGTGCAACCGTTCTTACATATCCCTGAATCAGACCTCTGACAGAATATTTTAACCTTGATCTGCCAAATGGCTTGGATGATGTTGCATTCCATACCATTGGTTCCATCAGCGGTCTTCCCATCTTGTTCTGATGACGTTCTGTATACCATCTGCTTCCAACTCTGGTCAGCACCCAGATATCTGTGTCAGTGTACAGATTGACAATGGATGGCCTCCACTTATGATCCGATTCATCTTTTCGTGTATCGATAATTGCAAGCCCGCATCCGATCCTGCCTTTACTGCCATCCCACAGCGCTGCAGCTGTTCTCGGTGAATGGAATCTGATTCTGCATCCTGCCACTGGATCAGAAGACAATGTAGCAAAGGCACATCCGAATTTCAGCTCATCACGGCATGCCTTGATGTACTCGGCACGCATGCGGTTATCCGTCATGATTCTGGTCATCACATCTGCTTCATTACCATTACTGGAAACATAGCCATCAAACATAGAACGTGATGCCAGGACATCAACAGCCTTTGCACCCCATTCGCATCCGATTTCAAAGCGCTTCAACCCTTCCGGAAGTGCAATGCCAAGATTAACCTCATCTAGCGTCACATGTCCTTCATAATAGCGCTCTTTCAGCTCATTTTTGATCTGATGATAATTAAACACATCCTGCAGATCCTGAAGCTGCTGGATGGCAATAGGATCATCAAGACCATCAACAGATCCAGCTGGGATATTCAAATATGTGTCATCACTCATGTCATCCAATCCTCATCTTTCTGTGCGGATCACGTTTGGAAGTCCTAGCACCCCACAATGCAAGAGCGCATGCCTCAATCGGCCCGCAGTTATCTCCACCGAATCCATACCCGGATCCGATCTTTCTCTTTACAGATGTCGTCGCCGATTCATTCAGTACATCCTGTGGCTTGTACCATGTCAGCGTCCCTTCATTTACTTCATTAGTCAGCATACTGACAGCAGCTATCATTTCTTTTGATCCGCAGCGGATCACAGAATTCTTCAGTCTCCATGTTTTGCTGATCTTATCGATCAGCAGATCAACACCGTTCTTGCCATCGATCACAACACATGATGCCTCGTGGTATCTAGCATTAAGCCAGTCAGCAAGCCACTGAAGCCCGCGTGCTGTCGGCTGGATATCAATCACCGAAATTCGTGCCGGTTCATCTGCCGGTATTACTGCGCCGCATAAGTAAACCATGGTTGCATCTGCCGAGAACTTCACGCCATAAGCCGTTTTACCTTCAGGCTTCTTTTCTTCAGATGCACATGCCTTCCATCGATCTGTATCTAGTGCCAGATCTTCATTTTCGGTCTCTTCGCTCCACCACCCCAGCCGTTCTCTGGCGAATTCATCATCATCCATCTGTTCTGACTCAGTCTGAATAGTAGAAAACAGAATCCGCTTCCCAAGTGCCGGGTTAGTTGCCGCCCAGCGGTCCGGGTTATGAATATCGCCGATCTCATCAACGGAATATTCAAACCACGCCGTTTTCTTGGAGTGATGCTGAAGAACTCTCCTGCGAATTTCCTTGAATACCGTTGCTGTCACTGATGGATCCGGCGGAGTCCCTACGTATATAGTCTGAGGATTCAAGCTGGCAGAAATTGCTGGAAGAAACGATGCCTGAGCTGTACTGTCAATTTCCTGTGCCTCATCAATCACCAGAAGATCTCCATGCTGGCCTCTGCCTCCATTCCTGGTACGTGCAAGGAACTTAACCTTTGCACCAGCTTTCAAAATGATTTCTTCACGCCCAAGTGCTGTTTTTACTTCTTTGACATATTTCTTCAGCGATGGAGCATCGAATATGTCACGCATTTCATTGAACGTTTCTGTGGACGTTTTCTGCAGATGTGAAGTGTAAATAACCTGTTCGTTGAACATTACCATGCCGGCTATCATCCGCACCTGCAGAAGCAGTGTTTTTCCGTTCTGCCGAGGCACTGATCCGCCGCATGTTGTGGCTGACCACCGTCCTGATTCTGAACGGCCCATCCAATCACACAGGATATCTGACTGCCATTCATCCAGTACAATTCCAGCCGTCTGAAGAATTAGCTCAGCATCGTGGCTGTCTGAATATGCGTATTTAGGAGCGACCCTTACGGACGGCACCTGGCTTCCCATCATCTGATCGTTTCTGCAAGATCTTGCTGATTTCGTCCGTGTCATCCTTTGTGCCTTCCAATTCCTCAATTTCTTTGATCGTTTCCCGATATTGTTTGACAACTGGTGCCAGCTGTTTGTCTGATCCATCAGCTTTTACCATATCATCAATGCATTTTGCCAGCTCGTTCGACAGTGTTTTCAGTTTGTCCAGCCTTGTACCGGATCGATTCGCAACTGCTAATTTCCTATATGGCATTTTTCGAAATTCTCCTTGTGTGTAAAGAGGCGCTGACGGCGCACAAGGTCGCCAGGGCATCCCCCAGGGCCAGTCCCCCTAGGTCAAGCGATTGTCACCAATCGCCGTCTTTTTTTACTGGCTTTGGCAGGATTTTTTTCTCATCAATGCTGAAATTCAGCCGATCCGACTTCATCGCATTGCAGCAACGATGCGCAGGTTGAAGGTTGTTCCAGTCTTCAGCTGCTTCTCGCTTCGATCTGTAACCGAACAGATAGTACTTTGATACTGGATGGATCTCATCAATCACAAATGAAAGAGGATGCTGTGCATCACTTGGCTCGTTGTAATGAATCGGTCCAAGCTTGCCATGGCAGATTCCACACTCAGCACCAATAGCTTTCATCCGTGCCCTGTACTTGCGCCGCAGATTACCATTCGCATAACGCGGATTTGTTTTGTTTGATGCTGCTATATCACATCACCACCTGTCACGCTGACGAATAGTATCGGACTTACTGCATAGCCGCTCGGGTATTGCATATGCGCCCTAGGTATATCACATGCCCCCCCGGTATCAATTGCATACCCCCGGTATTCAGATGAGACCGGGGTATTAAACATATGCCCCGGGGTATCAATAACAAATAAATGGCGGTGCGTGGTCTGGTATCACAGAAGGTGTGATCACACCGCCATGGGAATAGAAAAGGACCAGGCAATCTCTGTCTGATCCTTACCATTCCATCATACACATTTTAGCATCATGTGTGAATGGAAGTAAAGTACCTGTTCACCAATCCGTATGCAGTCTCGCGGTGTTCTGAATTGCACACAGCTATTGATGTCTGCTTCCAGCTGAGGCCATAGATGTAGTGGCACAGGCAGCATGCCCGCACCTTTTCATCAGGAATCATCCTGGCAGCATTCAAGATCCGATCAGCCTCTATGTACAGCTCATGCCGCTGCTGTTTCAGATCAGTGATTCGTATTGCCTTACGTGCCGTCGGATCGCCTGGTGTAGATCCATGTCCGCCGACTGATGGACGCCCAGTGGTGGCAAGCGATGTGACTACGGTTGATATGTCTGCGCTCAGCTGTTCGATCTCTTTCAGTATGTCCTGATACCGGTTGAGATCATCAAGGCTGATCATCATCGTCCTCATCATCGTAGTCTATATCATCATCGTCATCTGTGAAGATTCCTACACGCCATGCCTTCACAGCCACCACGATCAGGAGGATAATGCCGATGATGGTTAAACACAATGCCAGCTTTCCAAACTCCATAATCACTTTGAAAATCACATATCCAATTGTCAGAAATAAGTCTTTCACGAATTCAATCTCCATCTTTCGCATACTTCTCTGGATGCTGCATAATGTCCAGATCCGTTCTGGTCTTCTCGATCGCCTGTTCCACATCCAGCAGATGCCACCTGACCAGATCCATTTGGCCGGTTGCGTTTGAACGGATGCATTTGAACAGTGCATCAGCCACATCCGATAGATCCAGTGCTATATCGCCCTGTGTCCGTTTCATAGACATAGCTCCTCAAGCGTGTATTCTCGCCCCGGTTCCATGTTTAAATTTAGGAAAGTCCATGTCGCTTTCATTTTTTACTCCTAAATAGAGAAGATCCCACTTGTTGTTATAGTGCTCTATTTTGCAAATATATTTGATCCTGTTTCTAAATGGCTTGATCACTGCACTTAGATAACGCTTTTCTACATCGTCAAGAATTGGTTCTTTATGCTCCATATCAAGCCACTTGAGCATAACTTCAAGGTATGTTGTCTCATTCACAGCAATGTATTTGTCAAGATCTTTCCCGTTGATAGTAATGATGTATGTCCTTTCATCAGTATCATCACGATAACCCGCACAATCTCTTCTAGTAATCCAAAGGTCACTAAACTTATACCCGTTTTTAATCATCCATTCCGCATTAGTCATAGCTTTGCCCTTTCCTTCAGCGCAGCCAGTAGCGCCGACTGTGATGTATCTTTATGCTTCAACGCTTTCATTACCTGTTCATCGACTGTTCCTTCTGCGATCAGATGATGAATGACAACAGTATGCTTCTGGCCCTGCCTGTAGAGTCTGGCGTTGGCCTGCTGGTATTCTTCCAGCGACCAGGTCAGGCCATACCAGACGATTGTGCTGCCACCGTCCTGTAGGTTGAGACCGTATCCGGCTGAAGCAGGATACGCCAGGAGGACAGACATCCTGCCCTCGTTCCATTCTTTAATCGATTCAGGTCCTTCCAGTATCTTCGCTTCCGGTATAGCAGACAGGATCTGTTCCTTATCGTGCTGGAAGTGATAGAAAACCAGAACCGGCTGCGTCGCTGTATCGACTATCTCTTTCAGGGCTTCCACTTTGCGGTCATGGATGTGAACCGTCTGCCCTTTGTCGTCGTATACTTCCCCGTTAGCCATCTGCAGAAGCTTGCTCATAACCGCCGCCGCATTCAGCCCGACGATGTCACTGCCGTCGATCTGCAGGACCGCTGTCTTTTCCATCTGCCGGTAGACCGCCATTTCCTGCGGATCCAGCTTTACACGGATCTCATTGTCGATCCGATCCGGCATCGTCAGATATTCATCTGCCGACATCGATAGGCAGATATCGGACAGCTTGGCAGTGATGGCTTCCATTGCATGATCCCGCGGCTTCCACTCATAGATCACTTCACCATTGCGCCGCCCTGGATAGAAGTACGTCATCCTGTAAGACGTCAGAGTCCGGCCAAGCCGCTCACCATGATCCAGCAGATAGCACTCCGCCCAAAGATCCAGAAGGCTGTTAGCCGATGGCGTTCCGGTAAGGCCAACTACTCTGCAGGAATGCGGCAGTGTCCGCTTCAGGGCTCTGAACCGCTTGGCCTGCGGATTCTTGAAACTGGATAACTCATCTATGACCACCATATCAAACGGCCAGTCCTTACCATACCAATCGCAGAGCCATACCGTATTTTCCCGATTGGTCACGTATATATCTGCCTGCTTAGTTAATGCCTGCAGCCGTTTCTTCTCGGATCCAAGAACCAGAGACACCTTCAAACCATGGAGGTGATCCCATTTGTCGACTTCCCGAGTCCAGGTATCTTCAGCTACGCGTTTCGGCGCAATAACCAGAACGCTGGATACTTCGAAGTTGTCGATCATGTCCCTGATCGCAGTCAGGGTAATGACTGACTTACCAAGACCCATATCCAACAGCAGCCCGGAAGACTGCCGGTCCTCGATCCAGCGGATCGCCCGCTTCTGGTAAGAATACGGTTCAAACTTCATGCTGCCTCTGACCGGCCCATTCCTTTGCCTGTTCCATACCATAGATCACGTCCACGGTACAGCCCAGATTTTCCAATCGTCCGATAACGTACATCTGTCTTTCAGACAGATCACCCTCATCGGTTTTCAATTCTACGAAAATTATGCGGCCTCCCGGAAAGATTGCGATCCGATCAGGAACGCCGGCGATGGTCGATTTAAATTTCAGAAACTCACCGCCAAGCGCCTGAACTTTTTTTCTGAGAAAGCCCTCGATAACTCGTTCTCGTATATTCATGTATTTTCCTCCTGTTGTCAGCAGTGGCAGCATTTTAGATACAGTTTCAACTTATATATAATATGCCCCTATATAGATACTATATTTGTACTTATACCCCTATTTATTAAGTCTTTAGTATTTAATGTTGCCATGTTGCCAATATCTTAAATGATTAATGTTTATGCATGCTTTTAGATGTTCGCATTCTGGCAACATTACGCTTTCATCTGTTGCCATTGTTGCCAGCTGGTGGCAACAATGGCAACAGTCATTTAAGGCTACCTGTTGCCACTTTATGCCATCATTTTTCTCTATTTTTCAGCTATTCGCTTCCACCCTCTAACATGGCCATAGCCTTGTATCCTAAGCCCGGAACTAGGTTCCCATCCATCCATCTTGGCCATGATCTGGCCGATGGCCCGGCTCTGGTTATAGTCGGATGCTGTCAGCCGATCACCAAAGCATTCATGTCTGATCTCTGCCGGGCATACCTTTGTCCGCTGCTGTGTTCCCTTGGCTCGCATCTCTGCATCCTGGTGCTGGAAATAGTCATACCTTGAATCGACCGGCAGATCGTACCAGCCTTCCGGCAGCAGCGTGTCCAGATATTCCTCGACCATGCCCTGACGGTCGTCTGATTCCAGCATCTGCCGCTGCATGCCTGCGGCTACCTTCTCCAGCTCTGGCGATAGATGCAGCTGTCTGCCCTTCTTATTCAGTTCAATGGCTTCCGCCCAGATCTGCGCGACTTCGTCATCGGTTAGCGTCCATACGCTTCTCGTGCCATTTCCTGGCACGATGACCGGCCAGAACCGCCGGTTTCCTGTCTGATCACGAAGGAATCCTCCTTCTTCGTTGGTTGTACCGACGATAATGCAGGTCCGGGGATGCTCGACAACGTGATGGCCATAGGCTGGCCGGTAATTGTCTGACTGGCGGGACAGGAAGCTCTTGACGTTGTTCACGTCGGCCTTCCGCGCGCCCTGCATCTCACCGATCTCCAGCAGCCAGAAGCCCTGAAGCTTTTCGGCTGCTGTCTTGTCCCGCATGTCTTCCAGTGACAGCGAATCGCTGAACCACTTGCCGCCAAGCTTGGCCCACAGTGTGGACTTGCCGATGCCGGTCTTTCCGACCAGGACGAGCATGTAATCAAACTTAACGCCAGGCTGGTATACGCGTCGGATGGCCGCCGTCAGCGTGTTTACCGTGACAGCCCGCACATACGGCGTATCATCAGCGCCAAGGTAGTCGATCAGCAGCGTTTCAATACGCTTTTGACCGTCCCATGGCGGCAGGGAACTGAGGTATTCCTTTAGCGGGTTGAACCGTCGATCATCGGCGACCTTAACCACGGCATCCTGAACCGTCTGCCGGCTCAGACTGCCGTAATGGTCTTCGATATAACTGCATAGCTGTACATCATCGGCATCACCCCACGCATGCGGAACATCGTCCCATGGTAATGGCTGCGTGGCCATGATGATGCCTGTCATCTCGTTGTAACCGATGCCCTGAAGGCGTGGATCGTTCTGCAGGATGAGGATCGGGTTCTTCAGAATCCCGCGCTTCAGTCCTGCCTCCGTCCGCTCCAGCTTGGCCATCCAGCTGTCATCTGTTGGCAGCGGCTCAGAAAAATCGTCCGACGCTTCGGCCTGCTTTTCGTGAAAGGCTTCCAGCTTACAGTCCGGATCCGCCAGAACCAGCTCCTTCATGGCTTTGTAGCTGGGTGCATCCTGTCCGGACTTGTCGGATCCGTCGTCCTTATCGCCGAACTTATGGATTCTGACCAGGTCGAAGGCATTGCATAACTGCATCGAAGCTGGATCCGTGGCGTGATTCGAGTATGCGAACTTGTCATCGTAGATTACAAGGCCGTTGTGCGACGTCCCGGCCTTGTATGTGTACCGGTTCGGCTTATCAGAAGCCTCGTATACGTCTGGAAGGAATTTCTCAATGGCCGCCTGGATCGTGTACGTACGGCAGAAGTTGCCTACTACGCCAGGCTTGGCCAGCGGATCCTTCTGCTTTTCAGCTTTATGCTTTACCGCTGCCTCACCTTCCGGCATCGGCCAGAAACTGACATCATGCCAGTCAGGGTATACTGCCAGCCAGGCGTCAGTATCCAGCGGGTCACCGATCAGCCGTTCGTAATACGGTTCAATGTCCCGGCTGTGTGAAGGCCAGTACATGAGTCTGCTCGGCTGGAAGGTGGTCGGATCGAAGAACTGCATGCCGATCTGCTCGGCCAGCTTGCGGGCGATCGCCTCGTAAGCCTCCGGATCTACCGCCTTGTCCAGTCTGACGATCAGGCGGAGGCGCGGCCTCTCCGGTGTGTACTTGTGCGTGGAATAGATCACGGCGTCGGTGATGTCGATCGCACTGGCGATCCGTGCGCGGATGTCGTCCAGACTGCTGACCGTGTCCATATCCAGCGTGATGATGGACCGATCGACCACGGTATTCGCAGAGCGGTGACCATTGGACAGCCAGCCGCCTACGAAGCCGCCGACATCCTTGATCCGTGCCTGCTGTTCGCGGCTCATGGCCATGTATTCCGCATGCGCCTCTGTTGTCATGGTAGACTTGGCCAGACGTTCGGCCAGCTTCGTCCATTCCACTTCCACGTTCTTCCAGCTTGTATCAAACCGGGACTGGCCGAGGGCAATATGAATTTTCGTCATAGGCTAGCTCCTTGGATGATGGTCATCTCTGCTATTAACGATTAACAGGCTTACCATGACCATGCCGAGGACTGCGCCCAGCATTAGACCAAGTAAAAACAGCCCGAGTTTTTCTAACATATAACCACCCTAATCTTTCTTATAGTAATCAGCTTCATACATGTCTCCCTTCAGCGGCAGACCCTTGGCCCATTCAGGACAATGGTCATCTGTGAAGTGCATAGCCGCCAGAATTTTCTGCGGTGCTTCCGTGTCTGCCTTCGGTACGTCGACAATGATCTCGTCATGAACATGCATGACAATCTTGTAACCCATGGCATACACTTCTTCCATGACCCAGCCGAGGCAGTCCCTGGCAATCGCCTGGACGATGTTCTCGGTCAGCTTGCCGCCATATGTTCCGACTCTGACCTGGTATCCTTCTTTCCGGTCGGATCCCATGTATGTGATTTCATCCTTACCCCAGCGGTTTTCACTAAGCTGAGCGTCAGCGTAGACCAGACACCGGCCAGATGGCAGCGTAACGCATAGATCGCGCACGACGTTGCCGTCGTCCCGCTTGCGGGTATTCCTCCAGAAGGTTACCTTCGGTCCATTATCGCGGGAGAAGCTGGCCGGCTGACCAAACTTCAGCGCGTAGATGGCAGCGACCTCCAGCTTGTGCCACATCTCGACGATACGCGGATTCGCTTCACGCCACTGTTCGACGTTCTTCTCCAGCTCTTCCTCCGGAATTGAGTGAGTAATATCCATCCTCTGCATTGCGGCCTTACCGCCGCCATACCCGCAGGCCAGTGTCGCCACCTTGCCACGCTGTCTCAGATGGCCATTGATTCCATGCTTTACGACCGGCACGCCGTACATGCGGCTGGCTGTCTCACAGTAGATATCCTTGCCATCCTTGAACGCTTGGACGGTGTCCATCTGGCCGGCCAGCCAGGCAATAACGCGTGCCTCAATGGCTGAAAAGTCCGAGACGATGAACCGACAGCCAGGTGAAGGGATGAAGGCCGTCCGGATCAGCTCGCTGAACACGAACGCGGTTTCACCGTATAGCAGCTCCATCGTGTCAAAGTCTCCCGTCTCCGCCAGCTGGCGGGCAACGTCCAGATCCGGCAGTGTATTGCGCGCCAGATTGTGCGTCTGTACGATTCTGCCGGCCCAGCGGCCAGTACGGCCAGCGCCATAGAACTGCAGGATCCCGCGCAGCCGGCTGTCGTCGCAGACAGCGGACTGCATGGCCCGGTACTTGGTGACTGACGTCTTACCGAGTGCCTGGCGTATCTCCAGGACCCGGCGCACATCATCAGGCAGATCCTGCTTCAGAGCATCACTCAGTGTGTCCTTTGTGATCTGCTTCATTGGGTAGCCTTTAGCACTCAGCCACTTGCGAAGCTGCTGCAGACTCTGTGGATTATCCAATCCGGTCAGCCGCTTGGATTCCTCCAGCAGTTCCGCGGATCTTTGGGTGTCATACTCGACGATTTTGTTCACCATCGGCATATCGAGCATTACACCGTTATCGTTCTGGTGCTGATCGACCGCCCAGAGATGCCATTCTTCTGCTGTCATCGCAACGGCGCCCAGCTCTCTGATCTTTTCGGCAATTGCCATCTCAGCGACAACGTCCTGACGGTTGTATTCCTTGAACAGCTTCCACTTTTCGGGGTCGTGCTGCGGCAGGTTGCGCGTCCGTCCGCCATTGGTGCGGCTCGGAGCGCATGGCTTGCAGAAGTAGCTGATCAGGCGTTTGCCGATCATGTCCTTCCGCTTATCCTGTGGCAGTCCGAGAATTGCACCGACGGTTCCTAGTGTGCCTGGAATACCGCATGCATGCGCCATCACCATTGTGCAGCGCCATTCCTCCGGCGGCATCGGCCTGCCGTAATACTTGGCCAGACAGGTGCGTTCGAAATTGGCATTGAAAGCGTATTTTGTAACATTGGGGTCGAAAAGGTATTTTTTGAACTCTGTATCATCATCGCGGTGATGCGGTTCATACAGTTCCAGCTGATCGGACGTCTTTACGTCCTCCGTCATATCCAGGACTTTGACCGGTCCGCCATTAATGGCGTAAGAGATCAGCAATATATCAAAATCGGGGGCCTCCACGTAGTGATAGACCCCCGTTTTGGCGATGTCGTATGAACTGTATGTTTCAACGTCAACGCTGATGAATGTATTAGAATGGGAGATCATCAGTATTGAAGTCGACGCCGCTGTCCTGGCTGCCGCCGAAATCATCTTCAGGGCTGGATACTGCGCCGCCAAGGCGATCACCGTCTTCCAGCTTCTGAACGTTATTCAATCCTGCAGCCACGCCGTTGTTGCCCTTTGCACTGTACGGATACATATTGATGGATACACGGCCCCAGCATCCGGAATAGACTTCTTCCGGGTCAAGGATCGCCTTGCAATCAGCATCTACTACGCCAGGTCTGCGGGTTCCGGATGCACTGAAGAAGATCATGCCCTTGTATGCTTCATCGTCAGGGTGCTCTACATCGCCATCCCTGAGCGGATTATGGAAGTTGCGCGGCATCTTTCCGCCCCACTTTTTTGTCTTGCCTTCTTCAGCTGCGGTATTAATCGCCTGCTTCAGATCGTTAATAGTCGCTGTGTCCGTTTTCGGGACCAGGACAGAAACAGAATATTTTCCGTCTGTACCATCGCCGAAACTTGTCTTCTCAAAAACATGCACATACGAGAGTCTTACTTTTCCTGTAACTACCTTAGCCATGATTTACTTTTCCTCCTTAAAATCTTCCTTGGCTGATGCCTCAGCGCTGAGCGCTGGGCGCTTATCTGATGCGGGTACAAGTGTCGGCTTTCCAGCCGGTTTTATGATGAGGTTCCCGCAGATCTCGTTAAACTGCTTCTTCCCGACCAGCTTCTCCATGGCGCTGATGCCAAGCAGCTTGGTCTCAGTGATGACCGCCCTTTCATATCCCGCCGCTTCTAATGCTTTTTCAACGGCCAGATCATCACTGTACTTGCGAATAGAGCGGCCCTCTACGGCCTTCCAGCCCTTGATCGGATGACCTTCCAGCAGCTGATCCAGTGCGTACTTTTTGACGTCCTCGAGCCACTTAGACAGCTTCTCAGCGGCCTCCAGAGCTGCGCCGATCTCGTCATCGCTCAGCGTTGCCGGATCCTTCTCTTCGGCGAAGTCCTGACGGGCTTCCTCCAGAGCGTCCTTTTCGCGCTCTCTGCAGATTGCACGGATCCGGCAGAAGCGGCACCAGTCACCGGCATGTTGCTCGTCACTGTTAGCCCAGGCTGCCTTTGCGGCAGGCTGCAGAACATTGTCCGCCCAGTCCTTCAGGTCATTGACTGAGATTATTTCCTCGGAAACATGATCCAGACGCGGCTGGATGATATGCGTGACGACCTGATCGATGTCATAGACGCCTTCCACGAGGGACAGCGTGCCGATGGCATAACACCGGAGCTGTGAGTTGTTAGGCGCGTCGATCTGGACGCCTTTGCCGTACTTCAGATCGATGACGTGGAGCGACTTGCCGATGATGACGACAGCGTCAGACGTGCCGAAGCCCTTCGGGATCCATGGTTCCATCCCATAGGACTGCTCCACCAGCAGGAGCGGAGAGCCGGCTGCTGAGTGCATGATCTCGATGATCTCGTCCCGATAGTAGTCCGTCGCGTCTTCCATCTCCTGACTGTAGTACTGGCCTTTTGGCTTGCGCTTCTTCGTATCCTTGAGGATGTCATGGTGAAGCTTCCACTCGGCAAGGCTGTGCGCCTCTGTCCCTTCCGCTGCGTACTCAGAGGTTTCTTCCTCCGGTGCCAGCTCCTCACAGAGATGGACGGAGGCCGGGCAGTGCATCCAGCGATAGGATGCTGATGCGCTGAGTCTGGCGTGCTTATCTGGCATTATCGAGCTCCTTCAAGGCAGCCTCAGCCTTTGCATATAACTCGTTGTATTTTTCTTCAGGTACGTCCTTAAAAGCTGAGTATCCGACTGCACCGATGACCTCTTTTGCCCTGTTCACTGTCATGGCCTGGTCTCCGGTCGCCTTGCGGTTCAGCTCGAATAGCAGACGCCTGAGATCGGCAGCGGAGTGCTCCGGCTTTGCGGGCTCCTTCTCCTTCTGCTTTGGCTCTGGATCCGGTTCAGCAGGCTTTTTTTCCTTTGCAGTTGATTCCGCCTCGATGACGGTCCTGCCTTCGGCCGGATTGTCAATGATGGTGGCGGCCTCCGCAGATGTTTCGCTGTCTTTTGGTGTGATGGTCTTCGCGAAGGTAAGCAGCTCCTCCAGACTGTTGAAATGTAAATCAATGTTCATGCGTATCCTCCTTCTGTACGCTGTCGATATAATTACGGCGCTCTTTGAAAAACTCAGGTATCTCTGGCTCGGCCTCGAACGGGTTGGCAAATTGCAGATCATCCAGATCCGTGACGCGCTCAATTCCTTCAACTGTCATTTGTCTACCTCATCGGTTACCCTTAAGGCACCCGCCCGGTCATCCCATACAAGGCGATGCGCGCCCTCCAGATTTGATAAGTCAAACGATACCGCACAGCCGCAGGCGCCATCTGTCTTGTTCTGATCGCGCATCTTATAGCCGTTCAGTTCAGTACCGGCCATGAAGAACAAGGACCCGTCAGCCATACCAATGCGCAGCCATTCCGGATAATCACCCCTCCAGATACGCTGACATGCACGCTTCGAAAGTCTGATACTGTATCTGATCGTCTTTGCCTTTGTGTTGCACTTCCGGATGAAAACGTCGGCAGTGGTGTTTGTCTTATGTCCGATCTGGTTCTTATCCAGCCATTTGATCGTGCTTGTCATTTCATGGCCTCCTCATATGCCTGATCAGCGCGGCCTATGTCATACTTTGTCTGCATCTGTGCGTGTACTCCGATCAGGATCATCACGAGGGCGATGATCAGCTTGATCTGCCATCTCACTCTTCTGCGTTTCATGCTTTTTCCTCCTTTTTCGCCTTATTGCACATAGCCCAGACCGTTCCATATGACAGGCCGGTCTCTGCGGCAATTTCCTTGTATGTCTTTCCTTCTTTGTGCATCTCTACGATGCGGGTGCTCATAGACTTCTCTTCAGCGGCGGGCACCTTAATCGGTTCCGGATCCGCATCGGCTTCCTCGTCTGCCTCCTCAATGGATCCGATCATTGTACTGGGTGCGGGCTTGTCAGCATCCTCCGCCAGCGCGTTAACATAATCATCAGGCGTGCCTAGCAGAACGCCTAACTCGCGTGGTGTGCTCTTGGTATAAATGCGTTCGACACGCAGGTCCTCAATGTATTTGAGCGTCGGGCTGTTGATGCTGATAAAATCATTTGGTGCTTTAGCGCCGACGTATGTGACATCGAGCTTGTCTACCGTTGTCGGCAGCAGCGCGATCAGATCTTTCAGCAGTACTGTCATGACAGCTTTCCCTTCCGAACCAGCGCCACACTGGCTTCTGTATATGCCCTGTTAGACAGGTTTTTCCCGAGATAGTCGCGCAGAAATCTGCGGACCTCATCTGCAGGGTAGATGTAAGCTTTGCCCTTGAAGATGCCCCGGATCGCGCCCGCCTGGCGCCACTCCGTGATCTTCTTCTCGTTCACGCCCAGCTTCTCCGCCAGCTCTGCGCTGGTGTATGCCAGGCGATTGGATTCCTTGGTCAGCTCGATCAGAGTGGCCAGCTGTTCACTGATTTTCGTCAGATCCGTCATAGTCAGCCTCCTCAGCATCGCCGGCGTTTCCCTTGAACTCATTCAGTAGATCCGCTACACGCGTCAGGTTGTCGATGTCTTGCGTCAGTATCCTGTTGATGTCGTCGCGGTCTTTGTAAATCTTGCTGGCCCAGACCAGTGATCCTCTAGCGGCCCGGACGTCCGCGATGGCAATGTCGATCCTCGCTGTTATGGGCTGCGCGAGATCCTGATCCTCATCGACCCGCACGCCGTTGATCTTAGCCAGCAGCGTATCCGCAATGTCGGCCGCTTCATCGATCGCATCACTGATGTGGTCTGCTTCTGCTCCGCTTTTGATGCAGTGCTGCACCGCTCTCAGCCCCCCGACAAGCTGGGCTGATAACACGCGGATGTTTAAATTGTCTTTTTTCATACGTTCCTCTTTCTCGAGGCGCTATAATGCTTTTAGATCCTGCCAAAGATCTGCCGCCCCGCCTCGTTCGGGTGGCTTTTTTGTTTGTGTCTTTTTAAGACACCTCATGTGTGAAAAAAATGCTGTCAATCTGATCCGCTGATAACTGATAACGGTCTTTGATCTTGATAATCTCCGGCTGTGTAAAGCCGATTCCGCTACGCTCGTTAATCTTTTTAGACAGAGTTGACGGGCTGACGCCAAGAAATTCGGATAGTGCTTCGAGATTATCGCCGTAAAGTGCCATCATCGCCTTAAATTCCTTTTTGTTCATGTGTCCTCCTTTCATTGTGTCTTTTTAGGACACCTAAATAATAACACCTGTCGACCTAATTGCAACAATGTTTTTTCCTGTGGGGAAACTTTTTTGAATTTTAGTTGAATAATAGGATATACTTGTATCGGAGGAAAACTACAATGCAAACTGGCGAAATCATAAAGAAATTAAGAAAAGACCACGGGCTGACGCAAGAACAGCTTGGCGAAATAGTCGGCGTACAGAAGTCAGCTATCGCAAAGTATGAAAGAGGAGCCGTTGTTAATCTGAAGCGTGAAACTATCCAGAAGCTGGCTGATTACTTCGGCGTCAGGCCGAGTTATATCATGGGCCTTACTGATGAACCACTCTCGCTCAGCGATGAAGAAGTACGACTTGTTATAGCGTACCGGCGTGCTGACAGCTCAGCGCAGAAGATTGTCGGCATTGCTTTAGGCTTAGATAAATAAAAAAGAGGCAGCCGCTTCCCTGGAAAAGATTCGGCTGCCCCGCGTTGTGAAAAGGCGTGTGTGACTTTTCGTCTATATTTTACCACGCCGGAGAGGAAAACCATGAGAAAAGAGAAGTATATCCAGATCCGGAAGCACAAAAAAACCACATATCTGACCGTTCGGTTCTACTATCGCGGCAGTAATGGCGATCGGGTGCTTTACTCGAAAACTTTCAACTCGGCTGACTTTGCCACGCCTGGCGAGGCTATGCTGGCAGCGTGCCAGCACCGGGATGAAATGCTGGCGAGGCTCCACACGGTCGGCCTGCCAGAGACGCAGGCGATGACGCTGATCGAGCTCATGGACCGGAAGGAGGAAGTGTTTGCCCGATCGAAGGAGACTAACCGCAAGCACCGCATTAACTTCCACAAATACATCGAACCCTGCTACGGTACCCGTACGATTGACACGATCACTGCGGCAGATATATCCCGCTCACTGACGGCCATGGCTGACTCCTGCAGCCGGGATCTGATCAAGCAGGTCCTCAGTCTCTGGCGGCTGATCTGTAAGACCGCGATCCGGTCCGGTATGATCCAGATGGATCCGACAGCAACGGTCGAGCCGCCGAAGTCTTACAAGGTGATCGACCACAGGGCTGTCCTCACCGATGCGGATACAGTCAGGGCGATGATCGCGGCGCTGGGCCAGCACGCGAAGAACACCAACCGGTCAATGTACAATTACAAGCTCTACCAGTTCGCGATCCGGGTTATGTACCATACCGGCCTCAGGCCGTCAGAATGCTACGCTCTGGCGCGTTCTGACATTGACCTGGACAATTCTACCGTCCGGGTGAGATCGCGCGTAGGAAGCACTACAGAGGCCACGTACGTGGTCGTACCGACCAAGACCGAAGCGTCAGCGCGGACTGTACCGCTGACCGACGCCGCCCGGAGCGTCTTCGCCGAGCTGCTGGACTTCGTGCCGGAGGATCAGCCTCTGCTCTTCGTCAACTATGACGGTCAGCTGCTTAACTCCGATATCGTGTCTAACGTTGTCAACAGAGTAGCCAAGACCGAAGGTATTGACTTCCGGATGTACATGCTCCGCCACATGTTCGACAATGATCTGCTTACCCAGGGCGCGGATCAGCGGTCCGTCATGGAGCTGATGGGCCATACTGAGATCAAGACAACGATCGGATACGCACGCAGCACCATGGAGCGGAAGGCGGCCATTGTTCAAAACAGAGAAGTTGTGAACAAAACTGTGAACAAAAAAGTCTATCAATCTGAAAAACGCCGTTGTTATGCGATTAAATGCGTGTCCGTTAAAATTTGA